ACAGATAACGGTCAGGTTAGACCAGAAACTGGAAGACCAATAGACATATCAACGATGTCTCCAAAAGAAGTAAATAAAATGTTATTCATCCTGGATAACTTAAACGGTGGGAGAAAAAATGATAGTGGCGGTGCAAGGAACTAACGAGTTTGACGACTACAACTTGTTTCTTCGTGCAATGAGCGTTGCATTATCAGGAATGAAAAATGATGAAAAGGACTTTACAATTTATTCTGTTGGTCCTGCAAAAATTAATTCTTTTGTTTCAGAATTCTCAAACCTTTCAGAACGAGGCATGAAAGCCAGGGGTCGTAAGATAAAGTTTTATAAAGTTCCAGAATCTTGGGTTCAAGAAAATATGGAACACATAAACTATTTTGCATTCCTAAGTAAACCAAAAGAGTCTGTATCAAAATTAGTCCATTCTGCAGAATTAAAAAATGTAGAAGTTGGAATATTCCGTTATTAATAGAGAGAGCATCATGATAATCAATTCATTAGCACACATGGAAACAATTGTTTCAAAGAATAAAGAACTATCCTGGATAGGTTGGGATGTTGTAGAGCGTAAGAGATCAGATCTTGCCAGAACATCACCAAGCGGGGTACGTGTAAAAAATGCATGGTACCTACAAAAAACCTTTAACCTTAATCGTAATGGTTGGGATATTCCAAACAAATACGGTCAGTAAATGAAACAACATTTGTGGAAAGATGAAGCAGCCTGCCTTGGACTTGATACTAATATATTCTTTGATAAGTATGAAGAAGTTCTTGATGTCCGTCCAATTGTAGACTCAATGTGCCAACGATGCCCAGTAGCAAATATTTGTTTTGCTAACGGTGTTTCTGGTAAAGAGTATGGTGTTTGGGGTGGGGTATTCCTTGAACTAGGAAATATTTCTAGAGAATTTAATAAACATAAAACAAAGCAGGACTGGGCCAATACGTGGCAGTCACTGACAATGGGGAAATAATGAAAGGAAACTTAAAATGTCACAAAAGTTAAAAATAATTCCTAACACATTAGAAGTAGAATTGGCAGGTATACCTCCTACCCCTTCTGTAGAACACCTTCCAAAATGGTACAAAGATTTACAGCCGTACACTAATGATGCAAAAAAACTTCATTTCCCTTTTGATAGTGCAACACATAATACAACTATAAAAAGATGCATACCATTTCTTGATGCAATGACCTCTGGTTACACTATTGTGCTAGATGATGATGTATTTATAGAGCAGGTAGACAATGCGCCATCAATGCGTTGGAAATCAGAGGTAAGCCTAATAACTATGCACAGTAATGAACAATTTAAAGGAATCCCTGTTCCAAAGGGTTATCACAATATGGTGGCAAAATGGCACAACGATTACGTGTTTAAAACCTCTCCTGGGTATTCCATGTTGTTTACTCACCCAATTAATAGATTTGACTTACCTTTTATGACTATTACTGGTCTTGTAGATACCGATTTATACGATAATACAATTCAGTTCCCTTTCTTTTTACAAGAAGGTTTTGAAGGAATTATTGAATCTGGAACTCCTGTTGCTCAAATGACTCCCGTAAAAAGAGATTCATGGGAATCTAACTTAGAAAAGTACGATAAAGATGAATCTTATAAAAGATGGAGAAACTTTCAGAGGACTTTTGTAAGTTCTTACAAAACCAACTTTTGGAATAAAAAGTCATATTCATGATAATTGAGAGGAATTATAAATAATGCAATATTGGTCATGGGTATTAGCGGTAATAGGTGTAACTGGAATCTTCTTTGTAGGTCGAAAGACCATCTGGGGATGGCATATCTTATGCATTAACGAATGTTTATGGATTACATATGCTGTTATAACTAAGCAGTATGGATTTATTTTTTCTGCTCTTGCATATGCGGCAGTGTATGTTAAGTCTTATCTTCATTGGAAACGAGAAGAATAGTGTATACAGATCAAATGCGTAGGGCTTTTCATTCTATTATTCCCCCAAATAATTTTAAGATAGAATTAATTGATAATGAACATTTTTTAACAATTAAACTAGACGAATATGTATTCGCAAGAATGGTTCATGATGATAAAATACAGGCATTACAATATGTGCTAAATGCAAAAAAAGCATTAGAGATGGAAGGCGCAATAGTGTTGGTTACAAGAGAGGCTATTAAATGACAATATTTATATCTATAGCATCTTTCCGTGACCCAGAACTTCCTTATACTATTAAGAGCGCCATTGACAATGCTAGTAATCCAGAAAGCCTACACTTTGGTGTTGTTTATCAAGGCCTTCCATTAGAAATGCCAAACTTTGATTCAGTCCCAAACCTATCCCTTGTAACTATGCACTCTAAAGAAGCCAGAGGTGCGGGGTATGCAAGAGCAAAGGCCATGGAACTATACAACAACCAAGACTACTTCCTTCAAATTGACTCACATACAAGGTTTGCAAAAGACTGGGACTCTATATCTATTGATCAACTAGAAAGGGCTAAGACTATTTCTGGTCATTCATCAGTTCTTCTTTCATATTTCCCTGCACCCTACGAGCCAGAAAGTAATGGCGGTATGCATTTAATCAAAAAACATCCAAAGATAAAGTCATACCCCACCAGACAGAAGATAGCATTAAACAGAAGGAATCAGTGGACAGCAGAAAGACTTGAGTTTATAAATAGAGCAAAAGAAAATCCAGAAATATCAGAAACCGTTCTTGGTGGTTTTATGTTTTCTTATGGAGCAATGGTTAATGAACTTCCATACGATCCAGATCTGAGTTTCTTTGGTGAAGAAATTTGTTTTGCTATGAGGGCTTGGACTAGGGGCTGGGATATCTATTCCCCTGCAAAAGATATTGTCTATCATTTTTATTCTCGTGGTGGGTACTATAAGATTTGGGGAGATAAAAATCTAAGAGGTTTGTCTTGGAAAGAGTTAGAAGAAATATCATACAAGAAACAAAGAAGAATCCTTTGTGGTGAAGAAGAAGGAATTTTTGGTGCTGGAAATGTTAGAAGTCTTGCAGAGTATGAGATCTTTACTAATACTAACTTTAAAGATTTTTATAGTTTGACAAAACAGCAGGACTAGGATATACTTAAAACATGTGGAGTGGGGATATGAAAGATATTTTTATTGTTGTTTTTGCAACGTTGTCAGTTTGCTTTGCATTGTCATATCTGTTGGTCTTAAGACAATCAGTTAGACTTAAAAAAGATATTGCAAGACTTTTTATTGAAAATACTTTGCTACAAGAATATGCCGACATAACAAAATCTATCAAGGCAAAAGAAAATTCAGATGAATCAATACATAAAGAAAACTTTATTAAGTTTCTTTCTGACTCACGAGACTGGGCTTTCTCATATATTGAAAACGTACAAAAAGGATTAACCAAATTTGTTAATGATGTTGATGCAGATGTATCATACTTTGATGAATATGGAGAAGCACTGTCTATGTCAAGACCAGATTATCCATCTATGAAAAATATTTCAAAGGCATACAAAGAATTAAAAACACTGCTGCCAGAAGATGAAATAAGATAATGAAAGATATATTATTATCAACACTAACAGGTTTTGGATGTGGTGTTGTATTTGCTGCATTCAAATTGCCAGTACCAGCACCACCAGTTTTTGCGGGAGTCGCAGGAATTGTAGGGCTATGGGCTGGATATGCTATACTAATTAAAGTTCTATCCTAGGAGGAAACATGAACACAGAACAACTAAAGGCACTACTTGCATCATACGGACGTTCAGTCCTTGCATCAGGCCTTGCATTATACATGGCAGGCGTAACAGATCCAAAGGATCTATGGACTGCCCTTGTTGCAGCAATTGCACCAGTTGCAATTAGAGCAATCAACCCTAACGACAAGGCTTTTGGTATCTTGCCAGATGCTAAGGCCGTAGAGATGGCTCTGAAGGCTGCTAAGGCACCTGCAAAGAAGGCTGTCAAGAAGGCTGTTGCTAAGAAGGCAGCACCAAAGAAGTAATATTTACTTACAGAATTGCCAGTCTAGAGATAGGCTGGCTTTTTTGTTTTATGAGTTAATAATGTTTATATATTTTTCTTTTAATGATTCTCTTGAAAAATGTTCAAACCCTAAATTAAATGCTTTTGTTTTCATAGCCTGCTTATCACTAACAATATAGTTATCAATAAGTTTAGCAAGCGATTTAGGATTAACTGACCAAACATCTACAATTGCTTTTGCTTTAAACCTATCAATTCTTTCAGCCTCTAGTGTCCATTCATCTG